GTTTCAAGGGCAGATGAACCCGCTCCAGCAGGAACGCCGTAGAGAGTAGTGTTTGATGTACCTACATTCGGTACACAAAATCTTTTAAAATCATTAGCCATCGTTGTTTCCCTTTATTGTGTTATTACGTTTATATTTATAAGACTATTTATAAGTCTTTTTAGTCATATTTTATCTTGTTTTAATCTTAAATACTGACAACTTTTCATAAAGTTCATCAACTTCTGTCATCATGTTAGTAAAACTTTTTTGAGATAGTTTTGATTTAATCTCAATAAGTGCCTTTTGCTCATCAAGTATATCTTGATTACTAGTTGGTACAACATAAAAATTTGAAGAATTGTAATAATGAAAAGATTTTATAAGTTCATCAATATCTACTTTATGAGATTGTATATTTAATTTATAAGCAATATTTTCTATTATTTTTGTTGGCTCATTTATTAAATCTTCAAAAGAATAAATGTGTATTTTTTCTTTATTATTTAATACAGATTCAAGAAAAAGTTTATACTTAACAATAATTTCATCAATATTGATTTCAGGTTGTAATAAAATTTGAGAAGCAATACTGTCAGTTGGTTTTCTTATAATCGTCATATAGTAATTAAATTTATCTTTTGGTAAGTTAAAAGATTCTGGATTATGTTTATACTTATATCCCCAATATAATTTTATATCTGAAAAGGCTTTTTTTAATAAAGCTACTGCAAAATGATTGCCTGATCTAAAGGTTGAATCAAATAAAATTGATGTCATTTATTCCTCTGTATATGAATCTGCTAATTCTGGTTCTGGACTAATAAAAATATCTTTTTCTGCGTCATAAGTAAATCCTATTCCAGCAAATACACCTCTTACATTTTTATTGTATGATGTTCTTTTACAAGTTTGACCTCTTAAATTACCATACCAAGTTTCAGGATCTAAACCTTGAATTAGTTCCGTTTCATCAATACCAGTAATAACTTCTGTAACAATATTATTTTCATCTAAAAAAGCATAATTCGCCATTACACCCACCTCACAGTTCCTGTGCCAGCAGTTATTGTTGTCACGGTATTTCCACCAGCAGGTGAAGCAGTAGAACCAGTTAAACCTGCACCAATTGAAATTGTTTTACATTCAGGATATTTTAAAATACAAACACCTGAACCTCCGTATGTTTTTCCAGAACCTCCAGTATCGCCCTCTTGTTTAGAACCTCCGCCGCCACCACCAGTGTTGGCTGTTCCTGCAATTCCATAATTACCAGTACCAACTCCACCACCAGCACCACCACCGCCAGAACCACCAGAAGCAAAACCACTTGTTTGTTGTTCGCCACCGCCACCACCGCCAGCTCTTGTAACTGAAGATCCTGTAATACTATTTGCTAAACCATTTCCACCATTACCACCTTGTGATCCAGGTGAGTTTTGACCTGCTGCACCAGCACCTCCACCACCACCAGCATGCCTTGTTCCACAAGCAGTAGTTCCTGTTCCTCCATCATTACCTTGAGAAGGACTTACAGGAGGAGTATTACCAGAACCACCAGCTGAAGTACCACTTATCATACCTGATCCACCACCACCTGATCCACCATCTCCTCCATTACCACTATAAGAACCTATTCCACCACCAGCAGATGTTATAGTAGCAAAAACAGAATTGTTACCTACCGCAGCATGACCTCCACCAGCACCAACAGTTACAGTATAACTAGTTGAAGTTGCTACATCAAAACCTGTTGCTGTTCTATATCCACCAGCACCACCACCTCCACCAGAAGTATAAGAACGATTAGCACCACCGCCACCGCCTCCTATAACTAGATATTGTAATTGAAAAGGTATGGGTACGTTACCAGAACCAAATCCTAAGACTTGATAACCAAAACTCATATTTTAATCTCCTTAAGCGTCATTAGCAGCGTCAGTAGTAAAGTGTATTTTAATACCTGTTAAAAGAGCATCTGCTGACATATTGTCTGCTGATACATCTCTAAATATTTGAAAGAATACCTGATCCCCAGCTGCAGGTGAACCTGCGATAGTAATTGCACTTGATTCAGCACCTACATTCAAATCGTAAGCAGTACCACTATGGGATTTTGCTGTTCCTTGTGCTGTTCCAAAATCTACATTTATCGCACCATCATCTGATATTGCAACACCTTTAACCATAAATTTAACATCACCTGTGTTTGTTGTATTTGCAGTAAAGAAAGGTTGAAAAGTAATCGTGCCTTCATTCCATGATTTAGGAAAGGCAACTGAAAATTGAGCCGCTTCATCTGAATCTTTATCAAAAGCTAATGTTTGTAAGAAAGGTCTATTAATATCGGATGCTAATTCTGTGCCTGTAAGAGCAGCAGAACCACCTGTATTACTTGGATACATCGCCACAGCAGGAACCCAAATAGTTTCTTTACCTGCCTGTTTTATTGTTCCAGCACCATCTAATTTATTTAATTCAGCGGCAGTAGAAGTCACGGCAGTTGAACCTAAAACTAATTGACCATCTGGTATCACTGCTCTCGCAGCACCATTAAATATTAAATCATCAACAGAAGTATCCCATGTAAGATTAGCACTTGCAGTATCTCCATAAATTATAATATCGTAACCTTGATCATTTGCACCAACAGTTAGTGTTGCGTCTAGTTGAACGGCGCCATCAATATCAACGGCGTCTAAATTTGTTGTGCCATCTATATCTGCATTACCAGAAATATCTAGTGTAGCGGCGTCTAATTCGCCTGAGATAGTTAAATTTCTTTGTCCTGTTGTGTCTATGCTTGCGTCTGTCGTAACCACTTTGGAAGCAATCGCTGTACCAGCGGTTAGACCATCTAATAATTCTAATTCTGATTCTGCAAGAACGGCACTACCAGCAGTAAATCCTGTACCTGTCACAATACCACTTGAAGTAACCGCACCTGAAACTGTTAATACACCAGCAGAACTTAAACTCATTTTTTCAGAAGCAGCTTCTGAAGCACCAGTTTGAAAACTTAATTTTGTTGCATTGTTCGAAGCACTAAAGTCGCCTTCAGAAATGGCAGCGATACCAGCAGCAACTAATATTGCGTCTGTGCCTGCACCCTCGTCTGGCGCCTGAAAGTGAAGTTGTCCTAATACATCATCAGCGGCGATATCTGTATCACCTGTTTGTAATGTTAAGGTTGCCTTTGTGTCATCACTTGTTGTTGCAGTTTTTAAAGTTAATCCTGCGTCTGCAACGTGAGTTAATAATACATCTTGATCGGCACCAAATAATATCTGAGCACCGTCATGTAAGAATAGATCAGCAAATTCTAATGAAGTTGTTCCTAAAGTTGCACCGTTGGCAGCGTCTGGAACGAAAGCGGTCTCTGCCGTGATCGTAGCACTTCTTATATTAGAAGTACCGTTATCGATTGCACCGAAACCTGAAGTGATTGATCCTGAATTTAAAGCACCTGTTGTAGTAATACTAGATTCAATATAAGTTAATACTCTTGCAGCTGTTGTTTTTCTATTTGTACCACCTGCACCATCATCAACTATGAATAGATCGGCGTCAACAATAGCAGCGCCTATGTCTGTTGCACCATCGATATCTAAATTATCAAGTGAGAAAGCACCACCTTCAGCACCCATATAAGTTTTAACACGAGCAGCGGTTACTTTTCTATTTGTGCCATTAGCACCGTCATCTATTATGAATAAGTCAGCGTCTGCTACGGCAGCACCTATGTCTGTTGCACCATCTATGTCTAAATCTATAACTGCAAGTGAGCCATCTGGAAAAACAGGTGACTGAGCAAAAGTTACCACACCACCATCTGCAATCGTCATGGCGTCATCGCCGTCTGTGAATTCTATTAAAGGAGTTTGAACAGAAGTACTACCAACAATCGTAGGACCTGTGATAGTACTACCTGCTAAGGCAGTGAAAGTGTTTGCAGTAAATCTGAAATCATCAGCGCCTGCAATCTTAATATCTATCTGATCATCTGTATCAGCAGTGATCGAAGTATCAGCATCCAAGTCAATGATTAACTCGTTAGCATTTAGATCAATTAATTGTGCCTTTGTTAGTGCCATCTTTTTTCCTTTACTATGGTTTAGTTGGCCAAGTTGCATTGTTGCACTTGTCAACTGTATCTTTGCCTGCAGGTAAATCTCTCAATGCCTGTCTATAAGTTGTCATGTCGTCACTCATAGTCACGTCTGAATTACCGTAAAAATCTGTTTCTGCAAGAAGTTGATTTCTTCTTGCTCTCAATGTTGCTAATGCACGTGCTGGAGCAGCATTTGCCCATGCAGCTTCTTCATTATCACGAGCAGTTTCTTCTTCTGCTGTAAATTGTACTTTATTTCCGTTTATATTATGAAATCTTGGCATTGTTTTAAATTCCTTTTAATACTATTTATAATCATTTTCTATGCAATTCCGTATAAAGATATAGTACCAGAGTCTATATTTCCTGAGTTTACTGAAAATTGCACGGCGTCAATAGCTGCCGTCACATTACAAAAACCTGCTATATGGTGTTCAACAGATTGTACGTTATCTTGCATAATATTTGTAGTAGCTATAAAGTGTTTTACAGAAGATGTGCTTGCTGGATCAAATAGGTGTAAATATCCAGAACCACAATCATCAGCTGAATTACCAATACCATTCATTAATTGTTGTGCGCCAGTTCCTACTGTGTCAGTTCCTCCACGATATACTAATTCTGCACTACCATCATCTTCACCATGTCTTGCATAATAAAAAGTAGTAATTTTTGCAGCATCATAATTTGATCCACCATCTCTAAAATTAACAGATAAATTTCTGTCTGCTTCCTCATGATGTATGTTATTAATAATAAAAATATATTCTTTGTAAGTAGAATCTATAACCACACCTGACGATCCATTAACGAAAGTTAAATTAGTTCCTGAACCATCTGCTGTTAATTTTTTAATAAATGTCATAGAACTACCTATACCAGCTGCGAAAGCACCTGCGTCAAATATTGTTGTCCCGTTTGAAATTAATCCCATTTTATTTTATCCCGTAAAGTTTAATTGTTCCTGTAGATAGATTTCCAGCACTCATTTTAAATGTCACGCCATCAATAGCAGTTGTAGTATTGCAATATCCAGCATAAATAACTCCAAAAGGACCACCTCCACCAAGCTGTTGATAATATGCTGTATGACCCATAAAATGTGTGACAAAAGTTGTATCTGCAGGATTAAACAAATGCAAATATCCGGAACCACTTTCATCAGCAGCAGCGCCTAACTCTTGAGCTATAATTTGATCTCCAGTTGATTGTGCTAAATCCCAAGCCTCTCTATAAATAAGACCAGCTGCAGTATCATCTTCTACATGATATGGATTATAAGCTGTTGATGTTTTAGTTGCATCAAAATTACTTCCACCATCTCTAAAATTAATCACTAATTGTGCTACTTCAGTTGGATGAATATTAATATATTTAAATAGGTATTCTTTATAAGTGCCGTCTAAAACCACACTTGAAGTTCCGTGAACAAAAGATAAAGCACTAGAATTACTAGCAGCTAAAGTTTTAATAAGTATCATATCACCTGTTGCCACACCACCATCTAAAGAGCCTGCGTCTAACAATGTTGTTCCGTTTGAAATTAATCCCATATTAACTATCCTTAATTCCGTAAAGTTTAATTATTCCAGAGCCTATATTTCCTGAACTAAATTTAAATTGAATAGCATCAATAGCACTTGTAGTATTAAAATAACCTGAAAAATTATTATCATTAGTTATATTTGCTCTATGATAATTATTAGCTCTACCAATAAAATGTTTCAGAAACGTGGTAGAACTTGGACTAAATAAATACATTTCTCCTGATCCAGAAGCATCGCCATCATTTGCACATTCTTCATTAATAATTTGAAATCCAGTTCCTTGTGCTAAATCATTGTTAGTATTGTATGACACTTGACCATTGGAACCACCTTCTTCATGTGAAGCATAAAAATATGAAGATGTTTTGTGTACATTGTAATTACTACCACTATCAATACTACCATTAAAAGTAAAGTTTGCTGTATCGGTAGCTGCATGAACATTAAGAAATTTAAATAGATATACAGGATAAGTAGAATCTAAAACCACACTTGCAGATCCGTGAACGAAAGATAAAGTACCACTAGAACTAGCAGTCAATGTTTTAATAAGTGTTAATGATCCCAATCCACTCATAGCACCAGCGTCGGCAAGAGTTGTTCCGTTAGAAATAACCGCCATGGTTAAACCTCCGTCAGATTGAACTTGTATTTTTTACCTGAATTATTATTGATTAGAAATAAGTCTGAAGATCCCTCTTGAATTGTCCAGTCACCTTTAGA